AACCCTAGGCGGCACTCAGATCAAACACCAAGGCGAGAATTCGATGCTCGGTGAGATCGTCGGCCATGTCAGCGCGGCGATGGAATGGGCCATAGGAGTGTTTGCGAAGTGGGCCGGTGGCGCGACTCGCAAGGTGGTTTACCAGATCAACCGGAAGTTCCTGCCAGTACCGATGTTACCGCAGGAAATCACAGCTCTCGTCGGCGCGTGGCAGCAGGGCGCGATCTCTGAACGCGAACTTTTTGACAAGTTCCAGCAGGGTGAAGTCATTCGCAGCGACGTCCAGTTCGAAGAGCACCAGGCCAACGTTGAAATCAACACTCCCTCACCTGCACGGCCTACGCCCACACCTGAGCCGGGAGCAGCAGCAGCATGAATTGGTGGCCTAAAATCGCGGTCGGCTTCACGTGGGACCAGTGGGGCTTTCTCTGGAACAATGAGGGCGGTGATTACGTCTCGATCGGTATTGGCCCGCTGTTCATCCAACTGGATTGGAGCGGCGAGGTTCTATGATCGCTGAGCTTCGCGAGGTTCGCCCTGAGCCGCCGATCCATCCAGACGTGATTGCGCGGTTGACCGAAGTGTGCGGCGCGATTGAGCGCGACGAGATCAGCGCAGTCGGTGTGGCTGTCGTCTATCGTGATGGCTCGACGGGCAATTCCTACTCGTCACCGCCGAATTACGCACTTCTGCTCGCCGCGGTTACTCGCCTTCAGCATCGCTTGCTCAAGGTCGGCGACGAATGAGCGAATTAGACCTTCAGGATGCAATTTTGCGAACGGCCTTAGAGCTCCAGCGTCTCAGCGCGCATGAAGAGAACGAAGCCGAGGCGATCCTGCTCGAACTGGAGCGGGAGCTTAAGCAGCTGCTCGCGACCAGCCTCGACGAGCGGACCAAGGCGGCAATCGCAGACCTCATCAAGCAGGCCGAGACAGCGATCGATGCTCGCTATGCCGCAGCGTCGGAGGTGGTCGATACGCATGGCCTCGTGCTACTCGTCAGCGAGCGGACCGTCGAGACGCTGCACCTGATCGCGCCAAGTGTGGTCAAGCCGACCGTCGAGACGCTGGCCTCGCTGAGCAAGAACGTGCTGATCGATGGGGCGCCGTCTGCCGCATGGTGGTCGAAGCAGGCTGAGGACACCGCGTTCAAGTTCGCGGCTGCAGTCAGGCAAGGCGTGGTCAATGGAGAGACCAATGAGCAAATCGTGGCGAGGATCACGGCCCGTGCTGCTGAGCCAGGTTTCATGCAAATCGCTCGCCGCAATGCCCGCGCGCTCGTCCATTCTTCGATCATGTCCGCAGCCAACGACGCTCGCATGGCCACCTACCGAAAGAACGGTGCGCTCCTTCAGGGCGTTAGATGGCTCGCTACACTTGATGGACATACCTGCCCCCGTTGTGCTGCGCTTGACGGTCAATCATGGGATCTCGACGGCCACAAATTGAAGAGCACGAAGGTCGAATTCAAAGCCCCGCCAATCCACTGGAACGACCGCTGCGTTCTCTCGCCCATCGCCAAGAGCTTCCGCGACATCGGCCTCGACATCGACGAGCCTGACGCTGGCGAGCGCGCATCGTCAGAAGGGCCCGTTCATGGGGCCACGACATTCAACGACTTCCTCAAGCGGCAGTCGCCGGCCTTCATCGAGCGCGTGCTTGGGAAGGAACGGGCCCGGCTGTTCATCGAGGGGAAGATCACGGTTCGCGATCTGGTCAGCGGGACCGGCCGCGAGCTTACGCTTGAGGAGCTGAAAGGGTGAAGTGGGCCGCCGCCCGATCAGATAGCACTTCCCAGCATTTAACCCAAGGAGAGACCATCATGCCAGACGAAACATTCACGAAAGAACAGCTCGACGCGGCAATCGAGAAGGCCATCGGCCCGCTCAAGTCATCCGTCGAGAACCTGGAAACCAAGCGCGACGAGCTGATCGCCGAGAACCGGAAGCTCAAGCGCGGCGCCGAGATCAAGCCGGAAGACCTGCAGGCCGCGGAGGATCGTGCTGACAAGGCCGAGAAGGCGCTGGCCGATGCTCAGCGTGATCTCAAGGCCGCGACCACCGCAGCCGACAAGGCGACCAAGGCGCTCGAGACCGAATCCGCCTTCACGCAGCGCTTGCTCATTCGGGACGGGCTCAAGTCGGCGCTGATCGCCAACGGGGTGAAGGACGAGGACTTCATCGACAGCCTCACCGCCAAGTTCGCCAGCGGGGCAAAGGTCGTCGTCGAAGGTGACGAGCGCAAAGCCTTCTATGGCGACAAGCCGCTCGGAGACTTCATCAAGGAATGGGCCGGCACCGACCAAGGCAAAAAGTTCGTCGCGGCTCCTCTGAACGGCGGCGGCGGCGCCGGTGGCGGTGGCGGCAAGCCGGAAGCGAAGACGATGCCGCGCTCGCAATTCGACGGCCTCTCGCCGGCTGAGCAGCATAACTTCGTCATCAAGGAAGGCGGAAAGATCGTCGACGCTGCCGCCTGAATGCGAAAAGCCCCGGTCATCCAGGCGAGGCGGGACCGGGGCTTTATCGTTGCTCGCCACCTCTCCTGAGCGGCGTTGGCTCTTGCCGCCTCATAACCGGCGAGCCTGACCGCCGATACGCCCAATCCCTGAAATAGTTCCGACTTGACGACCCTAAGCGAACAGCCGTGACCCGCGTATAAAGTGCGCGGGGGAGGGCTGCGCCTGACCAACTTCCGGCTGCGCCGGGTCCGCAAATGTCGGCTGCGCTGACTGCGGTTTCCGAGATCAACCCGCAAACCGGAGTAGCCTGTCATGGCGAACACCCTCACGAACCTCATTCCTTCGGCCTATGCCGCGCTGGACACCGTTTCCCGCGAGCTCTGCGGCCTGATTCCTGCTGTCACCCGCGATGCGACCACCGAGCGCGCCGCTGTCGGGCAGACGGTCTATTCACCCGTTGCTCCGGCTTCGACCGCCAGCGACATCACGCCTGCCGTGACGCCGCCCGATGACGGCAACCAGACGATCGGCAACGTCTCGCTCTCGATCAGCAAGTCTCGCCGCGTCCCGGTTCGCTGGAACGGCGAAGAGCAGCGCGGCCTCAACAACGGCGGCGCCGGCTACGAGAACATTCTCCAGGACCAGTTCGCTCAGGCCTTCCGCACGCTGGCCAACGAGCAGGAAGCGGACCTCGCTGCCTTGCACGTCTACGCTTCGCGCGCTTACGGCACCGCTGGCACCGCCCCGTTCGGCACCGCGGGCGATTACACCGACGCATCGAACGTCCTGAAGATCCTGCTCGACAACGGCGCTCAGTCGCTCGATCGTCAGCTCGTCCTCAACACTGCAGCGGGCGCCAACATCCGCGGCAAGCAGGGCGGCAAGGCGAACGAGGCCGGCACCGATGCGATCCTGCGTCGCGGCGTCCTGCTCGACATCCACGGTTTCGCAATCCGTGAGTCGGCGCAGATCAACACCAGCACCGCAGGCACCGCGGCATCGGCCACGACCAACAACGCTGGCTACGCTGTCGGCGCGACCACGATCACGCTCGCTTCGGCCGGCACCGGTACGCTGGTCGCTGGCGATGTCATCACCTTCGCTGGTGACACGAACAAGTACGTGGTCACCTCGGGCGATGCCGATGTCTCGAACGGCGGCACCTTCACGATCGCCGCTCCCGGCCTTCGCGTTGCGATGTCGGCCGCGACCAAGGCGATCACCGTCGTGGCTGCTGCCTCGCGCAACATGGCCTTCACCCGCGATGCGATCGTGCTGGCTTCGCGCCTGCCCGCCCGCCCGAAGGAGGGTGACCTCGCCGTGGACGTGATGAGCGTTCAGGATCCCGTCTCCGGCCTCGCCTTCGAGATCGCGCAGTACAACCAGTACCGCCAGGTCCAGTTCGAAGTCTCGTGCGCCTGGGGCGTCAAAGTCGTGAAGCCGGAGAACCTCGCGCTTCTGCTCGGCTGATGACCTTTGAGGCCGGAGCGTAGCCCCCTTCGCCCCGGCCTCAATCACCCAAGGAGAGACGATGATGCAGGCCAGCGAAATTCTCCCGACCGTCAAGATCAAACCCGCTCACAAGAGCCAGGGCGATTTCGTCGAGATCAACGCCGAGGACTTTGACCCGAAGATCCACACGCTCGCTGACGGCAAGGCCGCTCCAGCAGCATCGGAACCGTCGCCCGCTGAAGAGCCGGCTCACAAGCCGAGCGCGAAGGGCGCAGCGAAGAGGAAGGGCGGCAAATGAGCCCGTTCAAGCCGCTCGGCAACACGGTCAACATCGATGTCAGTTCGTCGAACCAGAGTGTCCTCGTTGATGCGGACGGCGGCTCCGACTGCGTGCGCGTCTTCAACAACGGCACTGCGACGGTGTGGATCGCCTTCAGCTCCAACATGACCGCGCCGACCGCGGCGGTCGCGACCAGCATTCCGATCGGCCCCGGCGTTACCGAGGTTTACGGCGTCTGCATCGTCAATGCGGCTGCCATCGCCGCGGGGTCGACCGGCAAGGTCTACTTCACGCCGGGGACGGGCGAATAATGGCCCTGCACGGAAGCAGCAGCAGCGGGGCCGTTACCTTTAAGGGCGCTCGTGTCAAAAAGTCAGCGGATCAAACCGGGCTGACTGCTGGCGGCGGCGGCACGAAGATGGCGTGGGATGCCGAAGATTTCGACACCGCTGCATTCCATGACACGGTTACAAATAACACCCGCCTTACAATTCCCGCCGGGGTCTCGAAGGTCAGGATCACTGGCGCAATCCGAAGCACGAACAACTCGGCCGCCGGGTGGCACGGAATACGAATTTACAAGAACGGATCTGCCACTCAGCTGGTTGGCGTCGAAAATGACGCAAGCATTACGGCTTGGTCCGGCACGGTCGACAGCGGCCCGCTCAGCGTGAGCTCCGGCGACTATTTCGAGATGGATTACGCCAACAACAACCTCACCGGAACGACCATTGTGGCAGCGGCCTCCTTCTTCGCCATCGAAGTGCTGGAATAGCCGTGGCGCTCGTTGTCGAGGATGGCACCGGCAAAGCGGACGCGGAGAGCTTCATCACTCTCGCGGCCGCAACGACGCGCCATGCCAACCTCGGCAATGCGGCTTGGGCCGCGGCTGCCACCGACGCAGTGCGCGAAGCCGCCCTTCGCCGCGCCACCGTCTTCATGGAGCAGGCTTATCGCGAGCGGTGGCAGGGCTATCGGCGCACGAACACGCAAGCGCTTTCCTGGCCGCGTTGGTGGGTCTCGATCGACAACTTCCCGGTCGATCCTGACTCCGTGCCGGTTGAGGTCGCCAACGCCTGCGCCGATCTCGCGCTCGCCGCGCTGACTGACGACCTCAACCCGACGCTTACTCGCGGCGTCCGGCGCAAGAAGATTGGCCCGCTCGAAACTGAGTACGATCCGTATTCTCCGCAAGGCTCCCGCCGTCCCGCCATCGACATGGCGCTCAGCCCTTTCCTCAAGGGATCGTCAGCAATGGCGACGCTGGTGCGGGCATGAGCTACGTCGACGATCGCCTCACCGCTTCCGATATGCTCACCGAGGACGGGCAGACGGTCACGCTGACCTACGTGGGCGGCTCTACCTACGATCCGGCGACCGGCACGACCTCGGGCAGCGCTCCGTCACCGGCCACGGTCAAGGGCGCAATCTTCCCGCTGAGCCCGTTCCGCAAGGCGCAGGGCAACATCGTCGAGGGCGACCAGCAGCTGCTCCTCTCGGCGCTGGACACGAGCGGCAACGCCATCACGCCTCCGCAGGTCAATGGCACCGTTACCGACGCGAACGCGAAGGTGTGGACGCTTATTGCGGCCGACCCGCTCAGCCCAGGCGGAACCGACGTGCTCTATGACTGCATTATCCGGAGGCAGGCATGAGCGGTACGTTCGCCCTGCAGCTCCAGAAATTCGCCGAGAAGACCGGCCAGAAGGCCGACCTCGCCGTCGGCAAGATCGTGGTCAGTGTTGCGGGCCGTCTCGATTTCCGCTCGCCGGTTGGCGATGCGGCCTACTGGCAGCATCCGGCGCCCAAGGGTTACGTCGGCGGTCGTTTCCGCGGAAGTTGGAACCTCGGCGTTGGCGTCATGCCTGCGAACGTCGAAACGATCGATCCATCTGGAGCCGAGACGCAAGGCCGCATCATCGCGTCGATTCCGCACAAGGCGAGCGGCGAAGTCTATTACATCATCAACGCCACGCCATACGGGCCCCGCATCGAAAAAGGCTGGTCGAATCAGGCTCCGCAGGGCGTCGTCGGGCTGACGGTCATTGAGTTCCAGCGCATCGTCGATGACGCTGTTGCGGGTCTCGCGGCATGACCGCCGTGCTTGTACGCCAGGCCCTCGAGGTCGCGATCGCTGCCATGTCGCCTCCGCTGGCGACGGCCTACGAGAACGCGCCTTTCACGCCGACCAACGGCACGCCCTATCAGCGGGTGACGATGCTCCTCGCACAGCCGGCGAACGATGAGTTCAGCCCCGTGCATCGCGAAGAAGGCTTCCTACAGGTCGACCTTTGCTATCCGCTCGGCGCTGGGCCGGCGACTGCCACTGCGCGCGCCGAGCTCATCCGCACAACCTTTGCACGGGGCGCGTCCTTCACGGCGTCGGGCGTGACCGTGAACATCGATCGAACGCCGGAAATCATGCCGGGGCGGACCGAAGAGGATCGGTTCGTGATCCCGGTCCGCATCCCCTTCCACGCACATATCAGGAGTTGAGAAGATGACCGTCGCACAGGGCATTAACAGGACGTTCGCCTACAAGAAGCAGTCCGGCCTCGGGTCGTCTGCCTCGGGCTCGGGCGGAACTCTCATGCGTCGCGTGACCGCGAACCTCAACGTCACGAAGGACAGTTACGAGAACAACGAGATCGTTTCGCATCAGCAGGGCACGGGTTTCACCTACGGCATCGCCAAGACGGGCGGCACTCTCAACGGCCTGCTCTCGGGCACGACCTGGATGCCGTTCCTCGGCTCGCTGCTCCGCAAGGATCCGGCTGCGACCTCGGCGATCTCATCGCTGTCGCTGACGATAGCTGCATCGGGCTCGAACTACACCATCACCCGCGGCTCGGGAGACTTCCTCACGGGCGGCATCAAGATCGGCGACGTGATCCAGCTTTCGGGCGGGTCGCTGAACTCGAACAACGTCGCGAAGAACATCGTGGTCGTTGGCGTCACTTCCACCGTCATCACCGGCAACGTGCTGAAGAGCGGCGGAACGTTGACTGCGGAAGGTCCGATCGCGAGCTGCACCGTGACCGTCATGGGCAAGAAGTCGTGGGTTCCGACCACCGGCTTCACGAACGACTATTACACGTTCGAGGACTTCGACTCCGACCTCACGCTGAGCCGCGTCTATCCCGACCTGCAGATCGGTCAGGCCGACATTCAGGTTCCGGCGACCGGCAACGTCACCTCGAACTTCAACCTCGTCGGCCTCGGCGCCTGCAGCAAGAGCGGGGCGCAAGTCCTGACCTCGCCGTCAGCCGCTCCGTCGACTGCGGTGTTCGGAGCG